GCTAAATCTTGGGGCGTTGCTCGTGCTTTGCTTATTATTGGCGCTAGGAAAGCTACTCGCATACTGTGTGCTCGTGAGTTTCAAACGAGTATCAAGGATTCTGTCCATAAACTGTTAAGCGACCAAATCTTCGCAATGGGTTTGCAAGATTTCTATGAAATAACCCAAACAGCCATTCGAGGCATAAATGGCACAGAATTTAGCTTTGCAGGCCTTAAAAACAATGTAGCAAATATTAAATCGTTTGAAGGCGTAGATATTGCATGGGTTGAGGAAGCTCAAACTACTAGCAAAATGAGCTGGAATGTATTGATTCCTACCATTCGTAAAGAGGGCTCTGAGATATGGATTACCTTTAATCCTGAGCTTGAAACTGATGAAACTTATAAGCGTTTTGTAGTCAATCCGCCTGAAAACAGCATAGTTCAGCGAGTCAATTGGTCAGATAATCCTTGGTTTCCTGAAACGCTACGGCTTGAAAAAGATGCTTTATTTGCTAGGGACAGGGAAGCCTACAACACCATTTGGGAAGGTGTATGCCGTCAAACTGTTGATGGTGCTATCTTTGCTAAAGAAATGCAACAAGCTGAGTTTGAGGGCAGAATTACTAGAGTGCCTTATGACCCAGTTAAGCCTGTATTGGCTGTATTTGACATTGGTTGGGCTGATGCAACGGCTGTTTGGTTTATTCAATTNATAGGAATGGAAACTAGGCTTATTCNTTACTACGAAACAACACAGACTACGATTAGCCAAATCTTAGCTAAGATGCAAACCTTTGGTTATGTCTACGACACCTTGTATTTGCCGCATGATGCTCAAAATAAAACGCTTGCCGCCAATGGTAGAAGCATAGAAGAAATTGTTAGGGCGGCTGGCTACAATGTGAGAATCATTGACAGAACTCCAATAACAGATAGTATTAATGCCGCCAGGACAATCTTTCCTAAATGCTATTTTGATAGAGAAAATTGCCATGAAGGATTACAATGTTTAAGGCATTATCGGTATGATGTTAACCCTGACACAGGAACATTTAGTCAAAAGCCTTTGCATGACAATTATTCTCATGGCGCAGATGCTTTTAGGTATATAGGATTAATGATTAATGAGCCTAAGCAAGTGAAGAAAAAACAAATAAATTATCAGGTAAGTAGTTGGATGTCCTGAAAATATGATATAAGGATTAGTTATGGGAATATACAATGACGATATTGAAGATAATGCTGATGAAGGCATTATTGAGGAAGCGAAAGAATTTTTACGATTCTGTTCGGATAATGACTCCAATAATCGAGTCGAAGCCCTTGACGATTTAAAGTTTGCTGGTGGAGACCAATGGCCTGTAGAAATTCAAAATTCTAGGCAATTAGAATCACGACCATTTTTAACCATCAACAAAATTGATGCTTATTGCCGTCAGATTACCAATAGTCAAAGACAGCAACGGCCTCGCATCAAAGCGCATGGAATTAATAATCAATCCGATGAAAAAATAGCCGAAATTATTACAGGCATTTGCCGTCATATTGAGGTGCAATCTGATGCCGATGCCGCTTATGACAATGCTTTTGATTTTGCAGTACGCATGGGTTGGGGTTATTGGCGTGTAACTACAGACTATATGAAGCCTGATAGTTTTGACCAAGAAATCTACATCAAGCGTATTGAAAACCCATTTATGGTCTATTTTGACCCTAATTCGACAGAACCTGATGGCTCTGATGCAGAAAAATGTTTGATTACTGAAGTCGTAAGCAAAGATGTATTTAGAAAAATGTACCCTGATGCTGAGTTAGATGCAGGGTTTACCCCTAGAGGAACAGGTGATTCGCAATCCGAATGGATTACCAAAGAAGATATTCGCATAGCTGAATACTTTTATACCGTTCATACTCGTACCAAATTAGTGCTTTTATCTGATGGCAGTACTGTTTACGCTGATGAAATGCCCAGCCAAAGTTTAATGCTAGAAGCTGGTATTTATGAAGTTAGCCGCAGGGAAACAGTTAAAAAAGAGGTTAAATGGGTCAAATTAACAGGTATGCAAATACTTGAGCGTTCTGATTGGGCTGGTAAATACATTCCTGTCGTGCCTGTTTATGGTCAGCAACTCATTGTTGATAGCAAGAAAAAGAAATTTGGCCTTACTCGCATGGCTAAAGACCCACAACGGATGTATAACTTCTGGTCAACTGCCCTTACAGAATCAGTAGCTTTAGCGCCAAAAGCTAAATGGCTTGTAGCTGAAGGTCAAGATGAAGGCCATGAAGATGAGTGGAATCAAGCCAATATTAAATCAATGCCTGTATTGCGTTATAAGCAAACAGACAGCGAAGGCAGAATTGCTCCGCCTCCAACCCGACTTCAGCCTGAACCACCTCCAACAGGAATGGTTACAGCACTAGCAGGACTTAATTCGGATTTAATGGCAGTTGTGGGTATATATGACCCTAGCCAACTTCCCCAAGGTAATCAATCAGGCAAGGCTATTCAAGGCCAGCAGTCGCAAGTGGACATGACCAACTTCCATTATTACGATAACTTGACTCGCTCCATTCGGCAAACTGGCAGGATTATTCTTGACCTGATACCCAAAATTTACGACAAACAAAGGGCTTTACGCATTATTGGCGCTGATGGCAAAGGTGAAATGATTACCGTTAATCAACCTGGTGTTGATGAAATGGGCGTTGAAAAAGTCCTAAATGATGTAACTGTAGGTGAATATGATGTTGTTATGGAAACAGGGCCAGGCTACAACTCGAAACGACAGGAAGCCGTAGAATCTATGGTTTCCATGCTAGCTGTTGACCCTGGCTTAATGCAACAAGCAGGCGATTTAATATTCCGTAACATGGACTTTCCTGGCGCTGACATCATTGCTGATAGGTTGGCGGCCGCTAATCCATTGGCTCAAATTGACGAGAAATCTGATATTCCACCTCAAGTTCAAATGCAATTGGCACAAGGCCAACAACAAGTTCAACAGTTGCAACAGCAGTTACAGGCTATGCAAATGGATATGAAATACCACGCAACAATTGAGCAACAAAAGCAAGAGGCTGAAACTCAGCGTAAATCAATGGATTTACAAGCTAAAATGACTGATTCGCAACTAAGAACTCAAACAATTGCCCATGACACAGTAATTAAGACTGAAACCCAAAAAGAAATTGAGCAAATGAAAGCGCAATTAGCGTTAGTTTTGGCTAGACTAGATTTAGGTAGACAAGCAGAAGATGAAGCAATTGAAAGAGCAATCTAATCGGAGGATATATGCCAATCATTACAAGTAAAAATAGAGAAGAATGGATGCAAGCAGAAATGGCTAGAAGGTCAGGTAAACCAATACCAAAGCCACAAAATATGTATGCAGGTATGGAAAAATCTGAACTAAAGCAACATAAGATTATGTTAAAAGAAGCAAAAAAAGAAGCAAAATCGGCTAAAGAATAGATTGACATTTATTTTTTATTAGTATAATTTGAAGTATAACTTTGGAGCTTGAGTAATCATGGCTGAAGTAAAAGAAGCAGGAAGTGTAGTAACGAGTGAAAACTCAGCAGATTTTTATGCAGAAAGATTAGGTTTAGCGGATAACCAAGAGGCTGAGGCTGTTAAAACAGAGCCAGTTATTGAGGAATCTTCGAGTGAACCGTCAGCAGAGGAAGAAGCTAAAGTAGATGTCCCAAAAGACAAAGTTGAAAAACGGTTTTCTAAAGTAACTAAGCGAGCAGAACAAGCTGAAGCTCGTGCAAGTGAATTAGAGAATCGATTAAGAGAATTAGAAGCTAAGGCAAGTCCGCAACCAATAGCTCAAACAGCAGAGGTTACAGATAAGCCACAAGCAGGCCAATTTAATGATGCTTTTGAATATGCAGAGGCATTGGCAGAATGGTCGGCTGAAAAGGCATTAAGAGATAGAGATATAGCAGAATCACAACGCAGGGCAGAAGTCGAACGAGCCAATATATCAAAGGCTTGGATAGACAAGGTTGATAAGTTTAAATCCGAAACAAAGGATTTTGACAAAGTTGTATCAAATAGCACCACAGTAGTAAGTGATGCTGTTAGAGATGCAATTTTAGAATCTGATGTAGGGCCACAAATCCTATATTTTCTTGCTTCTGATAATGATTTTGCTACAAAAATAACTCAAATGCCAGCTATTAAGGCTCTTAAAGAAATTGGTCGATTGGAAGCTAAATTTGAGGAAGTTCCTCAAGTTGAAGCTAAAACAGCTACTAGAAGTAAAGCACCAGCGCCTATTAGTCCTTTGAAAGGCGGCAAAGCTGGAGCAGATGTGCTGATAGACACCAATGGTGAATTCTACGGTTCATATGCCCAATGGAAAGCCGCTCAGATTAGCTAAGAAGATACGCTGATAACCTAATTTTTTTGGAGAATTATCGTGGCAAATACCTTACTTACCATTAGTAAAATTACTAATGAAGCACTTATGGTGCTAGAAAATGAACTCACTTTTTCAAGTGAAGTTGACCGTAACTATGACGACCAGTTCGCTGTAGTTGGTGCAAAAATTGGTGCAACTGTAAACGTCCGTAGACCTGGCCGTTTCATTGGTACTACTGGCCCTGCTTTGAATGTTGAGGACTTGAACGAAACTTCAGTTCCTGTAACTTTATCGACTCAGTTCCACGTTGATACCCAGTTCACTACGCAAGACTTAGCTTTGTCTTTAGATATGTTCTCTGACCGTATTCTGAAGCCAGCAGTAGCCGCTATTGCTAACAAAATTGACTTTGATGGCACGACAACTGCCGCTTTGAATACTGCTAACATCGTTGGCACAGCAGGTACGCCTCCAACTGGTTTATTGACCTATTTGCAAGCACAAGCGTTCCTTGATTCTGAAGGCGCACCTCGTGATGGCCGTAGAAGCTGTATCGTTGAGCCATTCACTTCGGCTACTATTGTTGACAGCTTAAAAGGCTTATTTGTTCCTACTGCTGAAATTTCAAGCCAGTATACAAAAGGCTTAATGGGGCGGGACTCTGGTGGTATGAATTGGAAACTTGACCAAAACATCGTTTCACAGACTTTTGGTAACTTTTCTGCCTCTACCGTTACTGCTTCAGTAGCAACTACAACTGCAACTGGTTTCTTGACTTCAGGTTGGGCTTCTTCTAGCACCATTACTTTGACTGCCGCTAATACTGGCACAATTAACTTAAACGCTGGTGATACCTTTACGATTGCTGGTGTTTATGCAACTAACCCACAAAATCGTCAACCCTACGGCACAAACAAATTGCGTTCATTCGTAGTTAAATCTGCTGTAACCGTAGCTTCGGGTTCAAGCGTTTCTGTAACCGTATCTCCTGCTGTTATTTCAGGTGGTCAGTTCCAAAACGTATCGATTCCTACTACTAGCGCAACTGCGGCTGTAACATTCTTTGCAAGCCAATACAATGCAAGCGGCAATGGCGTTGTAAGCCCACAAAATATCGTTATGCACCGTAATGCTTTCACTTTAGCAATGGCTGACTTAGAATTGCCAGAGGGAGTTCACTTTGCAGGTCGTGCAAGCGACAAGGAAATTGGTCTGTCAATGCGTGTAGTTCGTCAATACACCATTAACAATGACTCGATTCCTACTCGTGTTGATGTGCTTTATGGTTGGGCTCCTTTGTATCAAGAACTCGCTTGCCGTGTTGCGGCTTAATTAATTAATATAAAAGGAAAACTATCATGGCAAATCCAGGCCCAGCAACTACTAGTACCGTACATCCATCAAATCTAAATAGCCAACAAGCTCTACGAGTTTTGGCTGTTCAGAAAGGTGTATCTACGGCTTCATTGGCTGATACGGCAATTCAAGTAAACAATAGCTCACTTTATGTGCCTGTTTCGGTTGTTGTTGCTAACGCAAACAACGCTGGAGCAACACAATCTGTGGCTTCTGTAAACTTAGGCGTTTACACAGCAGTATCTAAAGGCGGTTCAGCAGTTTTAACTGCGGCCGCATTAACAAGTCAAACGACTCCTACTTATGTAACAATTTCTGCCGCTACAAACCCTAATACGGCTTTGTCAGCACAGACTTTGTATGTAAATATTTCGAGTGCGACTGCTACTGCAACCGTTGATGTTTATGTATATGGATATGACCTAAGCACAGGCCCTTACTAATACCCTGAAGCAAAAGAAAAAGGCCACGCCCAAAAAGTGTGGCTTTTTTTCTTAATTAATCTATACTAAATTACCTTATTTAAAGGAAAAAACTATGTCTAAAACCACAATTTCTCGTGGCAATATTATTGCTCAGTCTATTGTTCAAACTACACTTCCATCTACAGTTATTTCAGGTACAAGTGCAGATGTAACATTTACCATTCCAGGAGTTCAACCTAATGACTTTATTCAAGCCGCTTTTGATGGCGCTTTAGTAACGGGAATTAGTATTGGAAATTCTTACACAAATACAGCAAATACCGTTGTTGTGCGTTTAATTAATACTACTGGCTCATCCGCAACTCAAACTGCTGGTATTTTGTTATTAAAAATATCAACTTGTGAAGATAGTCCTATTTCATCCAGCGTAGTTTAAGGAGTAAAAAATGGCTTATGATTCAGCTTTTAGCCCTTTTGGGCCAACTTACCTAGTAAGCACTTCTGCTGTTCAAGTTAAAGCAACAAGCAATTTTTATCCTACTTCTTATAGAATTTACAACATAACAAGTGGAATTGTTCGTTTTGCTTGGGCTCCACAAGAGCCAGGTGATGCAACTGTTACTCCTGTAGCTACAACTCCTACTGGAACTGGAACTCTTTATGTGATGTCTATTCCTGCTAATACTGTGCAAGTATTTAGCGGAATTCCACCTAATGCTTGGTTTATTTCAAATACAGCTTCTAGCCTTGAAATTAC